TGTGGTAATAGCTGAGTAATCTGCGGTACTTTTAGTAGAAAACGCTGTATCCCACGATTGTATAATGTAATCACACTCAGGTGCTTTGTCATGTGTCCAGTTTTGCCACCAATCTAGCTTAATAATGTTACCTTGCTCAGAAGATGGTGCTTGTCCATACAATGCATCAAATTTAAATGCAGGTGTATTGTTTTTTGTACGTATTATTTCCTCTGTTGTCCAACAAAACCCACCATCCTTGTCAGATGTTGGCCAAAAAGACTCACCTAACTGTAATTTAGGGTATTTATCTTTTAAATATCCTTGTTTTACTAGAGTTTTCCTAGCTTTTTCTAGAATTGGTACCGAATCGGTACTATTTAACGCAGGAATACGTACAACTTCCCACTTATCTGCCATAGGTGAAGTAAATTCTTGCTCTAATAAGAACCCTGCTAGGTCTGTTTCATGCCATCTTGTCATAACTAGCACTACTTTTCCACCAGGCATTAACCTTGTACGCAAACCAGAGGAATACCACTCATTCAAACTGTCTCTTCTTGTCTTAGAAAAGGCATCTTGCTCTGATATAGGGTCATCAATGATTGCTAAGTGTGCACCAAACCCTGCAATACCTGAACCAGAACCAGCTGCTAGGAAAGATCCTGCTTGTTTCTTCTTATGTTCAAGCGCCCATGAGTTTGCCGCTCTGTTATCTTTACGAATATTTATTTGTGGGAATATAGATTTGTATGCGTCCGTGTTTATGATGTCACGAATGGCACGACCAAACCTTGTAGCTAAGTCGTCACTATGTGATACTGCTATTTCTTGCCAGTATGGATTACGACCTAGCGCCCATGCTGGAAAGTATGTAGATGTAATTAATGATTTACTAGAACGTGGTGATATAAAGATCATTAAACGATCAGTATCACCTTTTTCTAATCTCATTAGTTGGTCACACAAAACTCTGTGGTGTGGACCTACACTAAATGTGGGATTCATTAGCATTACAAATGCTAATAAGTCATCACGTGCTTGATGTATTGCTAGCCTAGTGGCTGCGTCTCTATCTTCACTTGTTAACGACATACGCCTTACCACCCCATAATGCTAACTGTTTGTATAGATTAGCAGGAGGATTGTTTGAATCATACTCCTCAAGTGTTGGCGTTAATACGCGAGTGCTCATACTATCTCCTGTGTTAGTTGAGTTATTTACTTTTTTTATTAGAAACTTTTACAGTCTCACCAATTGTTGGTGTACCTTCTGGAAGATTATAAATATCCCAAACATGTACTCCTTTATTATAATCATACTCTTCTGCATCTTCAGTCCAAGTAAAAGTATTATTCTTTCCTTGTTTTACTTTAGCAGTATATTTAGTTTGATTATAAGGACCTTCAACTGGATGTGATTTAACAGTTTTAATTATACCCATTTTATTCTCCTAAAATTTAATTTTAAACCCAACATTAAATTTCTTTTCTACTGGATCTATACCTACAGTTAATCCTTTAGGGATTTTTTCTGTAATGCTTTCAAGCTTCGGTGCAAAAAAATCTTTAACTTTTCCCGAGCCTGGTAGTTTTTCAGCACCATAAAGTATAGCACCTAACGTTGCTTTCTTTGCAAAGTCTTTCGATTTCTTTTGAACTATAGCTCGCGCTTCGTTCACTCCACCTTCAACTACTTTACGCTGATTAGACAATTATCTACTTCCTGATGGACCAGACTTTACTTTGCCTTGAACGTATTTTTTTCTTTCAGCTGCTTCTTTTTTCTTATAAGCACCTGATGCTGCAGATGATCTACCACTTGGCATATCAGCTTTTGCTTTAGCTCTGCTAGCTTTTTCTTTTTTCATTATTGCTGCTGAATCTTGTTTAGCTTTTTTAGATTTACCTCTAGCTCTTCTTGCTTCCTCAGCTTTCATTATTTGGCTGTCTTTACCTTTAGGCATTTGCTTAGGATTTTTAGGTTGAGCAGGTTTCTTCTTTGGTTTAATAGTACTTGCTTTAGCGTCTTGCTTTGGAAAAAGTTTTTCTTTAATTTTAGTTACAATACTTTTCTTTTTAGGTTTTTGTTTTTGCTGTGGTCTATCCACAGATGATTTTACGTTAGCTCTTTTTTTCCTTGCACGATTAGCTTCTACTTTAGATTTAGCAATCTCTGCTCTAGACTTAGGCTTTTCAAATTTTTTCCTTCTATTCTCTTGTGCTCTTTTTATATTTTCTCCACGTTTTTTAAGAAGATCCGCACGAGTTATTCTTTTCTTTGGTTCTTTCTTTTCTGCTTTAAGCTCGTCTTTTTCTTTAGCGGCTTTACGCATTTTGTATATGTTTGCTGCTCCCGGCATTATGCCCCCTTTGCTTCTTTTAATTTTGGTGTTGCGATTCGTTTCAATCTTTCGACATCACGCGCAATATCTGCTTCTGAGTTACCAGTAGCAAATGCGTTCTTGACTTCCATCTCCGTAATATTCTTGTCAGTCCACATCGCTTGATGTTTACCTAATAGTTCTAAGGAGCGGATAGCCGCGTTGTAATCGCCTTCCTGTTCGGTTTTTTCAGCGATACGTACTAGGCGTCTAAGTATATCGTCCGCTTCAATTTTAGTACGTTTTGTTTGTTCTGACTTCAACTCTGCAATTCGCTGTACAATCGCGGGGTTTTTAGTTAGTGTATAAGCATTATTTGCCGCGTGCTTTTCAGAGTAGCCTGCTCGAATGGCAGCCTGTTTAATGTTTAAGTCTTTAATAAACTCGTTGCAGAATGCTTCCTGCTGTGGAGTTAGCTTAACCTCTGAATCAGGTTGTTGCATTTTAGTTGCTTTAGTCATTACCCTATAAGTATACAACATTTAGTCTTGAATTGCAAGAGCAAATGTTGTACAATTAAAGAGTGCAGTTCACGCTGCACGTCTCCTGTAAGACGGGGAGGATTCCGAACCTAGTTCGATGAGCGTTTCTCTCTCAAATATAACGCACCTCCCCGCAACTAAACAATCAAACACATAAATGTCAAGTCAAGGGGGCACAACCTCTCTGGCGCAACCTACCTTAATATCCTGAAATTTTGCTAAAATTTTTTGAGGTGTATTATATATACAGGACCATCGGAGATTTTTTGGGGTGGGGGGTGGTCGGTCGTTGGGGGGTGGGTATATCGAAAAGAACAAAACAAGAACAAATCCTGGAGGAACAAAACGAGAACACTTTCACTTGGTCAACCAACCCTGCCCTCATGGCCCGCGACAATATGTCACAACCTTGTGCCTTATTTGAGCCACAATTATAGTTTATAATTCGCCCTTTTATTTTTTCCCAGATTTCAGCCAATACCTCCCTTTAAAGTTATCCACAGGTTGCCTTATTATTACCTTAATTAAGTCTTGATTATGACATAATTATAAATTAGTTATTAATAATAGAAAGTATTTAGATAAGCTAAATATCTTCTCTTAACCAAGTTAAACAAAGTTAAAACAATTTAAGTTTCTAACCGTCTAACTGATTAAGGAGAAAAAAGTTATGTTAAATAAAAAACCTAGAAAACGATTTAAGGCAATCGTTTGGATAAAAAAAGAGAAAGTGCCTTTTAAAGTTGATTACAAAGAAGAAAGTTTCAAAGACCTTGATAAGAGAATACACTACCCAATATCAAGTGCTTATAGAGGTTTTAGCTACATGGGAGGTAAAAGTAATAAATGCAGATATGCTTAATTAAGATAATAAGGTCATAATTAAGACACAATTTTATGCGACTAATAAAAAATAAATAAAAGTTGAAATGAGAGAGTAGGTTAAAATGGAAAATAATATAGTTAATATTAAAGATAAAAAAACACTAAAAAGACTATTAAGGAATTGTTATTATGTTTATGGTTGGGTTATGTTATCTGAACATGATGGGAAATATATTAAATTACAAAAAACTGATTTAATGCTAAATTTAATAGATACCGATTATGACTTGGATAAATTCACATATGACACTAAAGAAAATATAATACATATAAACTAAAAGGAGAATTAATATGTTTACTAGAAAAGATTTTATTGAAACGGCTAACGATATTATTTTGGTGGCAAAAGGTTATCCTAATAATACAAAACTTATAAACAATTTAACAAAAGTTAAATGTGAAGAATTTAAAAAATCTAACCCTAGATTTGATGAGGTTAGGTTTAGAGAATTTATAGAGGTAGGTATATATGGAAACAAAGTATAAATATAAACTTGGTACTCACAGACAAAACAGAAGAATTTGGATAGAGGGAAAACGATTATCCAATAATGGTTTTGTAAAAGATAAAAGGTATAATATCAGATATGCTGATAATTATATAATGATAGAATTTAATGAACATGGTACTCACAAAATTAATGGGAGTATTGATAGACCTATAATTGATATATGCAATATGAGAGTAGGTCAAAACATAAAGACAGATAATGTTATGGTAACATTTGATGTTGATAACTTAATAATTGAGGGAATACAAAATGACACATAATTCTGACACAATTAAAAAGTATAAAAAGAAAATGAGTTTTACAGATTGGGTTTTAGAACAGCAGGAAATGTTAGAAGAACAAATCCTGGACCAAGATGTAGATGAGTTGTCTATTCATGAGGAACAGGCAATAACTGATGAACTGTTAAACAAATGGAGTAATAAATGACCATATTAACAGACTTAAGAAATACTTTTGTTTCACATACTACAGAAAAAAGTTTATATGAAGAAATAAAAGATACACGATATAACCAAAATAGTATTAGTTTAGAATCTATGGAGAAATTATTGAGCATAGAAAATGAATTAGAAAGATGGTGTAAAATATTAGACATAGATGAGTATATGTTTGAAAGATGTCATGATTGTAATTCATTAGATTATCAAGATGAATTGCGAACAGCTTATGAAGAATACGCAGTTTGCCAATCTTGTATTGATGATGACTATACTTATTCAGAATATAGAGATACCTATGTTCGATATGAGGATGCAGATGATAATGAAGATTATGATGAAGAAAATCGTGATGAATATGTAAATTCTTATGATTATGATGTTATGGAAGATTTATCAATGACCTCTACTGAACAGGATAATCTACAACCCGATACAGCATACTATGGTATAGAATTAGAGGTGGAAAAAAGAAATAGTGCCACAAGTGATACAGCTTACAAGATACATAAGAGTTTCACATATGATGATATGCAATTTGCATTGTTAAAATCTGATGGAAGTTTAACACATGGCTTTGAAATTGTGACAGCTCCTGGGACTCTCAATGCACATAAAAAATATTGGGATAAGTTCTTTAAATCTGATGGAATAAAAGAAGTTAAATCATGGAATACTGATACAACAGGAATGCACATACACATATCAAGAACAGCATTAACACAATTACAAATTGGCAAAATTCTGGTGTTCATAAATGATAATAAAAATGAGGAGTTTGTTAATCATATTGCAGGTAGAAATTCTGACCAATGGGCAAAGAAATCTCCCAAAAAGATTGCAGATTGTGTAACTAGTAGTGCTAAATATGAAGCAGTAAATACTTCACATAGACACACAATAGAGTTAAGAATATTTAAAGGTAATCTTGCGAGGCATGGATTCTTTAGGGTCCTGGAATTTGTGGATGCTCTAGTACATTTTGCCAAGATAACAAGTTTAACAAAGCTACAATATACTGACTTCTTAACATACATGGAACGACCAAGTATCAGAAGTCAATACCCGAATTTCTATGGTTGGCTAACAAGAAAATCCTACTGTGTAGGTAAGCCATCAAGAAAAGTAGA